TCTTTATCCACTTTTGAAGACAGGCACTTATTTAAATTGATTGGCATATTAAGATCATTTAAAATCTTAGTATACTCTTCAAATAATATTCTAGATGATTGAATAACATCATCTCCTACAACTTGGAATTTATGAATTCCATTTGGATTAATATTATATGCTCTTATTTGAGCTATTCTATTAATACAATAATTACCTATGTGCATTACAATCCAAGATGATTTAATCCCCATAGGTTGCCCAACTTCATATCTGCAGGTTTCATTTGATCCTGGAATATTAAAATCTCTATCAGAGACAATTCTAGACCAAATTTTTCCTAAACCTGATATACCTGTTGCTTTTAACATTACTCTTTCAACTATATAAGATTGAAGGTGTAATGGCATAAAATCTGTAGCTGCAGTTAAATCAGCACATTCAGATTCACCTGATTCTAAAATAAACCTGTGTGCAATTCTAAAAGATTCTTCTTGATTGAATGCACCACCATATTTTAAGTTACTTTCAGTAAAAGATCTAAAAATTTCTTCTACTGGTTTCAAAGCAGTTTGTGAAAACCAATCACATTCAGCAACTATACGTTGTTTACCTCCAAGTTCATTTATAAAAGCGAATTTGGAATGACTTAATTTACTGATATCATTGAAGTTATATTTCTTCAATTGTTGTTCAATGACTTCGTCTTGAACACAATTATCAATTAAATCATTAAAACCTGAAATTTCTAATGAAGAAAACCATTCTTCTAAATTTCTATGAAGATTTTTGTCATTAAAGACAGCAATAGCATCCAGTGGAACTTTCGCCAAACACCCCTCTCCATTAGGGCCTGCTTTGACAGATGTATGGAATTTAAAGTCATTGACTATATGAAAACCTTTATAGGTAGAATCATATTTAATACCATCTGTTATCTCATCTAGAACAATTTCTAGTTCTGGGGCTAAAACAAGAATTTCTTCTTGGTTCAACTTCCTTGGTTCACTTCCACCTTTTACTGTGAACAACATTCTATCCAAATTAACTGGATCATTAAAATCATATTTTGAATTAACACTCCTGTGTAGGTATGTCATCGATACAAGCATATTAATTGCTTCAATATTATTCTCAAGACCATCTTTTACGATGGAAATCAGAACTTTATTCTGATCCTCAAGTATTTTATTTACTTGGTTCAAAAGCTTAGAAATGGAATTTCTAGAGTCTAATTTCTTTGCAGAAAAAATCTGACCTTCTCTAGGTTTCTGTAACCTAACATTGTTAATTCTATTAACTCCAAGAGTTACAATTTTTTCAAGATCATCCTTTGTATCAAGGAATACTTTGATATCCCTAGAAGACAAATATCTCATGCAATTGAGATGTAAAGATTTTAAGATCTTTAAAATTAAATCGGGATCTAGAGTATAATTATACAATAAATCCTTAAATATATGATCCATACTAACTTTTGTTATTTTTGAATCAAAAGTTGATTCAACTAGAACTCGGGATAGTGCATCTTGTTGTAATAAAGATCTAAATATTAGATCATTTAAAGAACTTGAAAAATTGATTAAGCCTGTTTGGATTGATTTATTTATATAAAAAAATTCTTTAATCATTCTCGTATAATACGATGAGATTAAAATAACAGCTAAATTTGTTGGTAAGAAATTCCTTTTGGATTTCTCTTTAATTTTCAGCGCTAAGTTGAAAATATTGATCGTGTTTGGAATCTCGACTAAATTATTAGTCTCATTAATTATCTTAATATGAAGTTCTGATTTTTTGATATTATCAATTTTAAAATCATCAATCATCTTAAGTAAAAAATCTGAAA